GTAATTACCTTTTCTTGCGTGCGGCGCGGCGCGCCTCCTTTACTGCATTAACGACCACCTCGTCGGCTTCCTTGGCCAAGTTAGGCCAGTCCAATAATTCTGGAACGTGTTTGTTAAAGGCCCGTTCCAAAAAGCGCATTCCAACCGCTTTGCCTTGGGTAAACTTTTTCGCGCTGCCGCCAAAGCGGTAACCCTTTTTGAATATGCTACCACCGCTCCCGTCAGCGGCAGGTACGCGGAACGTTTGTGGTTTACCACTGCGCACGCTGCGGGGTTGCGTACCTAACCCCAAAAACCACGGGTCACCATTTATCCACCCGTCGTGTAACAGTTCTGCGTACCGCATGGTTGCGCCCACGCTTAAATCACTGGTCACCCCGCGTTTAGCGTGCCTGCCGGTCGCATTGTCCCTTACCGCATACTCCCCAATACTGGCAACCAACCTGCCGGTACGTATTGGAGCATAATCCACTGCGGTATGCTGCACTTCCACTGCCGTGTCGAAAAACTTTGCCGCTTGGTACTTGCGCAACCGCTGCGAATGTTTGGGCAAACCGGTAAGGAACGCCTGCAATTGGCTGGCGTCCATATCCAGTTTTATGATATTATCCTTTGCCATTATATTGCCGGTAAATTCTGTGGATCAATTTTATTTGCAAGTATCTTTATTTGTGTGCCGTCCCATTGCAAATCCACGCTGTTCCATTGGCTGTCTCCAAATATACCCAATTCCACACTTATTAGTATTCTTGCGCTGCGTACCAGTAAAAACCCCCGTGGCCAATCTCCATCGCTCATTGGTACAAAAATTTCATATTCGTATAACTGTTCCTCACCGTCTGGTCTGTGGTACGGCAGTTCATTATCAACCTGTCGTATAAAAGCAGGCCAGTTTGTCAACACCGGTACCCAAATTAAATCGTCCGGGTCACTGGTATATTTTCCGGCGGCGATGAACAGGTTAACTCTTGTATTTTGTTTTATCATTAACTAACTCCCAAGCCTGCTAACCTGATCGGGTGTTAAGCCAAGCACAATACATTCGCAATTCGGGTGCGCCCACCCTGCTGCCTTGGCTGTATCCAACGTAGGGTAAGGCGGGTGGTCCCCTGCTAGGCTTACCACTTGCTCGCCCCACGGTACGCATACGGGGCAAGGCGTTGGATCGTTCTTTATAATGGCAAGTTCCATACCGTTTTCTGTAGCAAACGACGCCTGTGCGCTGCGCATTGTATCCATACTTGTGGTACGTGCATACATGTCTGCCCATACCTGCATACTTACACGTTTCCCGTCTGCATAAACCACCATGCCGTCCGCAAACACCTGCTCAAACTTTGTACCTAACTGGCGGCGCAAAGTATCTATAATGCCTTGCCGGGTGGCCAGTGTGGCGGATTCAAGTTCTAGCAGTTCGCGTTCTAACAGTTCGCGCTGCCGCTCCGTTAAAATTTCAGCGTTAAATGGGCGCTCAAAACTTAACGGGCCTATGGTTGGTTCTTCTGCCATTAACTTTCCTCAGTAAGGAAATACACCTTTTGTGCACTGCGCACTGTGTCCGTTGCACTTACATACAGACTACGCGCTACCGCGTCAATCGCTAGGGCAGGGTCGCGAAAAACTTCAGGTGTTTCTGGTTTAGTTATACCTTTAATCTTTCCGCGATAAAAGGTACCCATACGATTAACCTCCCTGCGATAGCGCGTCGTCAAATCCGTATGCACAGCCACTTGCGTATCGTCGCGCCACTTGGTTATAAGTGCACGCAAATCCGCGTCAAACTGTGAACGGATTTTTCCGGTATTTACTGCACGTACTATTTCCGGGTTTACCAATGCGACAAGATCCTTTTCCATCTCCCGCGCAAGGCGCTTAAACTCAGTTTGTGCACCTTGTGGTAAGCCTTGGTTTGGTAGTACGTCGGCCATGGTTATTTCGTAAACCGCCCAAGCACAAACGCTTTGCCCCGCCCACTACCGGGTACCACACCGTCCGCAAAGTTTTCCCAAAAGGTTTTTACTGCAAACGGAACTTGGTCCCAATACGTGCGGGCCTGTACATCGTCCTTTGTGCTTTTAGCAAAGTCCGGGTTTACCGTCCATAACTGCACCATTTCAAGTACAGCCGTATTAAACGCGTCCTGTGCATCTGCGGTCCAACCGCTTGTGTCCCGTAACGGTTGCTGCACAAATTCCTCAGCACTGTAGATCAAGCCAAGCATACGATCATTATCGTATAAACTATCAAGGCTTGCAGGGTAGTGCCGCAAACGTTGGCGCACCCCGGCCAGATCCATGCGCCACTTACTAACTAAGGCGGTTCCGGGCATAGCCTATTCCTCCTCGTCCCCTGTTTCCCCGCTACCTTGTGGCTCCTCCTCATCCTGTTCCGGGGCAGCCGTAGTGTACGCCATTGTATTGGGGTCAGAATCGTGCACCGGCTGTGCCTGCACATCGTCCTGCGCGGCTAACGTACCGGCTTGCAGTAGCCGCGTGGTAAGTTCCGGCCCCATTGCCTGCAAATCCTCCGGGGTAACCACTTCGCCCGGCTGGTAATGCTCCTCGTGGTTACTTGGTTTGCGAATGGGGCTTTTGCAGATAATTGTTTCCACGGTAATTAACCTCCAATCGTTCCGCCAAAGTGGACCCCGGTATTGCGGTTTACCGTGCGGTTAAACCCACCTTGCCACTTTAGGCTTTCCATTTGCAGTTCACCCTCGGAGTCGTGTACCAATTTGATTACACGTTTAAGTGCCTCCTCGTTACCAATAACGGCAAGCACTTTAAGAGGGACCACTTTGCGGGACTCAACCCATTGCTCCCACATTTCCGGCGTAAACCAGTGCGGGTTAAGGGGCTTGGCATGGGGAATAACAAGCGCCCCGCTTGTGTTACGCTCGAACGCCTCCGGCTCTACCACACCGGTATACCCGCCGTCTGTTTCTGGGGGCAAAAGCATATCCAGCACAGCCACGTATACGTCCTGCTCCTCCGGCTCCTCCTGCTCCTCCTGCTCTTGCGGCAAAGGAACGGGATCGGGTGTGGGCTGCTCTTGCTCCGTAGTATTTTCATCGTTAACCGCTTGCTCCTCCGGTTCCGGCTGCGGCTGCGGTTTGGGTTTCGCCGTGCTCTTGCGTGCCTTGGGCTTGGTCTGTTTCTTGGCAGCCTGTGTTTTCCTCGTTGCGGCCATGGTTAAATCCTTTCTACGTTAACTGTTTGTGAAAAAGGGTGGGGGAGGGGCCACAGCCCCTCCGCCGATCCCACCCGAATACACCGTTACTGAACGACCGCCCGCAGCGTTTGCCCAATGTAGGGAAACGCGGGGATCGCCGCCGCTTTGGCGCGAATGGCGCGTCGAACCGTGGGTACACGCTGCGTAAGTACATCCACCCAAATACCTTCCGCAAACGCGTCCAGGTTCTGCTGCACATCCGCATACGCAACGGCAGCCTCCGGCGTAATGCCGAGCACGGTAGCGCCAGCCTGCGGGCTAAGTTCCAGCGGGGGCAGCCCAATAAAGGCATTTTCGTTGCTGGTACGCACGCTGCTTTCGCTATCGTCGCCAAAGTCCACCATGGTTACCTTTTGGTCGTAAACCAGGATGGGGGGCAACCCGTGGATTTCGCTCAGGAACTGGTTAACTTGGCGTAGGCTTACCATACCCGTGGCATTGGCCCACCCCCATACCAGTTCCTTTACACTGGTACACTGGATGATATTGTTTACCTGCTTTTGGCTGGTAAGAAACGCGGCGGGGTAGTAATTGGTCTTGTCCTTGATCGCTTCCGCCCACGTGTAAATATCATTCAGCGGTTTGGCCGTGGCGTACACGTTCCAGTTTGTACCCGGTGTGGTGTTAACGCCGAACGTGCCGAAGTTTAGCGTGTAAACAATTCCGCGGTCGTTGGAAATGTCCACGCTGCCGTTGGTCAGTGCCTGCATGGCAAGGTACTCGAACGTGCTGCGAATTGCGGTACCGCAGTCCTGCACGTCCTCCGTATCAACTTCGCCAAGGCGACCGGCAAATGCGGCGTCCAGAACCTGTTCGCTGCGCAAGTTACGCTCGATCCCAATGTTACCAAGCGTACCTTCATTAAACTCCACATCGCGGCGCGGCAATTGCGGTACACCCGCACTTTCCGCATGGAACGGAGCCATCCAGATTTTCGGCAGGTTGCGCCGCCACGTAAAGGTACGGCTGCGGATACTTACCTCCGGGAACAATTGCGGGTACAAAAAGTTCACCGGGATGGGCGTTTGCCGTGCCAATTGGCTCAGTTCCTGCGCCACCTGAAAATCCTGCATAGTGTAAATATGCGACAATTAAATCACCTCCTTTAAGGGGTCCAGTAGGACGGTACCACGCGAATATTCGCGGCCTTAATATCGGCAAGCACTTGGGCCGGTACCTCGAAAATGGAATTGTGAATAACGGCGGGGAACACATACCCCTCCACGAGCACGCCAATCGGTACGTCCTCGGTGCCGTCGGTCAGGTCCACCGTGTCCACCATAATGCCCACGGCGGTATCCTTGTCCGGGGTCCACAGTGCGTCGCCAGCCGTACCGGCCTGACCCAAAGTAGTACCAACGGTAAGGATCTTGTTCGTGTGGTCGATAGCGGTAATTGCCTGCGGGGTACCGCTTGCAATGTTAATCGTATCGCCCACCTTGAACGGTTTGGTGTTGTTTACGGGGTAGTCCGTGTCCGTGTTGGTTACGTTGGCGCTAAGCGCAGTTCGCTTAACGGGGAAAACAAGTCGCGCGTCCCCGCCACCATCATCCACGGCCACAGGCACCCCGCTCGGAACGATGACGCGTTTGTCGTCGCGTACCCACGGGTGCGTATAGTCCACCCCGGCGGTAGCAACCAATTCCGAATAATCAAACATTCGTGTTTCGGTGTACCAGATCGGGTTGGACACGTCCGCCCAAGGGCGCTCCGCGGACCGCGTCACGGTCTTACTGCGAATGCCTTGCATTGCTTTGTGCCTCCTGTTTTGGTTTACGTGTTAACTACTTGACCGCTGGAGTAATGTCCGCGATCGGTTTGTCGTCCGCACCCTTACCCACCGTGGTGGCACTGCGGCTTTGCCGCTCTGCGTCCGCCTGCGCGGTACGCATACTGACCGCACGGGGTACGGTAAGGTTTTGGCCTTCACGTTCCTGCTTTACATACTCTGCAAAGGTAGGAACATTTTCCGGGCTAATGCCTGCGCCCTCACCAATTGCAATATGGTTAGGTCGCCCACCACCCGGATCCGTTACGCTGTGGCCGCTGGATTGTGGGGTAACAATCTTTTTGCTGCCACCTTTACCACTGCCATCACCACCCGCTGCATCACCTTTACCCGGTTCGGCGTCACCGCCACCCGCCGCGTCCTGGTCACCGCCCTTGGGGCCACCTTTACTTTCTACAGTAAAGATTTCCTCCCCAAGTTCCGCCACGTTCTCCGCAACGAAAGTTTCCAGTGCTTTGGTATCCTCCGGGTCAAGTGCATCGCCCTTTTGCTCCGCAGCCCGCAAAAGAACTTTAATGCCGGAAGTGTACCCCTTATCCTTGAAAATGGTTTCCATGTTAGCCTGTAGCAATCTCTGCCGGTCGGCCTGCTGGTAACCGTTTAACTTTTCTTGCAGTTCCTTAATGGTGGTACCGGATTCCTTTAACGCTGCAAGTGCGTCACCGTCCAGTGCAGGTTTATAATCCTTCCCGTCCACAAGGCCCGCGTCAATAAAGGGTTTAATCGCGGT